TCATTGCATAATGTCTATACCCTCTTCTTTTAAAATGATATAATAATCTAGGTTTATTATTTTCACAAAGTATTGGCATTCCATAGAAAATACAAGCCATTAATACATCTTCAAAAAATAATTCCGCGGTCTGTGGTCTAGCAATATATTCTAAGAAAAAATGATGAGGTGGGACATCTTCCATACTAAATTTAGTTAGTCCATGTAAAGCTCCATTAGATCCTCTACCATCTACCGTTCCTGATATATCATAAGGGTCACATCCAAAAGCTCCTAAATTTTCATTGCCAGGATATTTTTTCCCTAATTTTAATATTATATTATTTTGTAATCTTGTTGGGGGAACCCAGGATACTATAAACCTTCCATTTTTATTTGGAACAAACATAACCTCAGTGTCTTGTATTCCTCCTACCCATTGAAAAGATCCTTGTGTTATAACACTACTATGTTTAATATCTGCATTCCAATCTATTTGCTGGTAAAGCTTAGTTAGATTAAATAATGAGTTCTTAGACTCATCCCTAAACGCATGTTGCGTAGTTCTCGGGAATTGTCTATAAAATTCATTTAAAGCATCTTGGTCTTCCTTTAAACCATTTACTTCATTTTGCCAATAATCTAGTACCCCTAATTTAATTTTTTGCCCATGGGGATCTTCATCTGGGATCTTGGGTGTTTCGAATACAGGTAATCCATTAGCGTTAATGTACCCTTCGTAGTTCCATTCCATAGGTATGAACAAACTATATAATCCTGAGCGAGTCTGTCCATTGGCGTTTCTTTTTGTAACATCTGAGCTTTCATATAATTTTTTAAAATTATTACCACCTTTATCTAAAGCGTTAGAGGTACTTCCCATCATACATTTACCAATAATTCTACTACCTAATCGTAAACACGTTTTTGTAACTCTCCAGTTATTTAATATATTACTAGGTCTTTCCCATTTTCCTGATTCATCATGTACTAATAGTTTTAATTTTTCACCATCATAACTATTATCACCGGTATTTTTCCAGTCTATTGTAGTATCAAGTCCTTGTAATTCAGGTAATACTTCACCTGTTATAATCTTTCTTCTAGTAAATTTAGAAGCTGGTACTCTATATGCTAATTCTGTTTTAGGTCGATCCATACCATCTTGAATCGGTTTAAAAAAGAATGGATAATTTACTGATATAGGAACAACCTTGTCAGTAAACATCGTTTTAGCATCTGGTCCAGTTTTAGATAATATTCCATATCTGGAATCACTAGCTAAAGTAGCTAAATTTACAACCTCTCCTGAGGCCATAAAAGAGAATCCTGATCTACGGTTTTTAAGGTAACAGATCCCATAACACCTGGTATCTGCTTTACAAGCTTCCCAGAATATAAAGAATAATCTATTGGCTTCTCTAAAATCTGGGGCCCCAACATCAATCTTACTCCACTGCAAGTACATATAGTGAGTACCAGTAAGGTAAACAGGTTTATTTTTATTATGGTACCAAAAACCTTCCTCGCGTCTTTGAAATTCCTCATCAATATAATCATACCATTTTTCCTTAAAATCTTCAGGATATTTATCCCATTCAAATACACTTTTAATATTACCTAATACTTTAGGTAAGAGACTTTTCTCCCATCTTTCAGATTCAAATTTATGTACTTCTTTAGGTTGTTTTGGTAAAGCTATTTTTAATCCTTGGATTTCATATACATCACCAATCATTCCTGACTTACTAATAACTATAAAATCATGGTCTTCATTGTATCCGTATTCCCACTTTTTATATCTATTATTTCGTTTAAGAATTTTAGACTTGACATAGTTCGGTAGTATTTTATATAATTCTTGTTTATACATTATTTAGACCTTTTTTCTGCAAATCCTCTAAAAGATTTTTCTTTCTTTTCTTGTACCTTAGGTTTATCTTCTAGCAAATTCTTCTCTTCTTCAATCCTATTTAGAATTTCAAAAGCATCAAATATAGCTAGCTTTTTAGTAGCCGCAGCATTTTTAAGTCTATCTGCAGAAATATCAGTGTCAGAATCAACAATAGCTTCTTTAGCAACCTTAATAAGTTCTTCGACAGCTTTATGCCCAGCTTGGATTATACTCTTCTTCGTTTCCTTGGTATTCATACTTTATAACTATATCATTTGATTTCATACAATAAACACGTTCATTATTAATAATAAACTCCCATTCTCCACCGGGTTTAAACCCAACCTTGTCCCCTGGATTGATTTCGATACTCTCTAAGGCGTTATTACCTATTTTTAGTATTCCAATACAATGTTGTTCTTTTTGTGTGCTAAATTCATTTGTATTTTTAAGTGGTTTTATAAAACACCTATCATTAATAGACTTCCATTCACCCTTATTTTTATATAAATAAATTTGTTCTAATGCAGCAAAATATAAATTGTCTTTAAAAGATGACCGACTACTTTGTTGTTCGCCTTTCATATTGTAAAATCTACGAAATATATTTTGGTGTACTACAATAGTATCACCTTTTTTAATTTTGGTTTCAAACGCTAAAGGTGTTTCTATAACTTTAGCCATTCTATTTACAAATTTAAAGCTTTCAATTTTAGTATTTAATACTAAATCCTTACCATTTACTTTAGAGGTATTAGTGTATCTTTCACCAATAGGTTCAATGATAAAATCATATAAACTTCTCATTAATATTCTAGATCATATTCAATAGATATTGCCATGTTAGAATTAAACTTCTTCCAAGGTAATACCTCATTATTTTTCTTTATATAAATATTATAAGATTTATCTTTGTCATCTAATATAATATGAGAAATTTCATGTCCACCGTACACTTGCTGTCCAACAGCGTAATGCATCGCTTCATTTTTATAATCCGAACCAATACTGATCTTACGTATTACATTATTCATTTTCTTTTTCAGCTTCCTCTTTCTTCACCTCCTCGTAGGATCCATCGCTTATATTTACACTTATAGAACCATACTTTTCTTCCAGTTCTTTTTTAGTTTTTTCTTGATCTTCATTTGCGCCAGCTAGCATATGTAATGCTGCATGTTTTTCAGCTTCTAATACACCAATATTGTGTACTAGTCTACCAATTTGTCCTTGATGATCTTGAACTTTCTTTAATTCTTCTTCTGTTAGTTTTTTGTTTTCTTCACTCATTTTATTTGATTTAATTTGTTATATATTGTCGTTTATAAATTGAAACATTATCACTGTCACCACTAAATTCACATTTAACAGTATTTTCATCTACCATTGTATATTTAATTGATACCCACCAGTCATTTTCTGGATTGTATATTTGTGTAATAATATGTTCCCTTTCTTTTTCTAGAATTTCTTCTTTTAAAATATTACCTTGTTCCCAAGATACATTTGCAAATTGTAATTTTTCTTCTTCATTAGCCACTACTAATACATAATAGCTACTATTTTCTCCTTTCCATATTCCTTGTATTTCTTTACTTATTTGACTATAACTCGTCATAGTAATAAGTATACAAATACTTAATAATAGTTTTTTCATAATTTTTGATTTAATTTAATTTAATTTAATATTCTATAATATAATCACCTATTTTTAAGGATTTTTACTTTTTAAAGATGCTAGTGGCCTTTTCAGTTGTCCGTCCACCGAAATAGGCAAGAACGACGGCCATCATGACCTTCTCAAAAGTATCATTCCATGTTTCATTTATATGGAAGGCGATAGTTTCTACACTATCTAAAATACCAGCTAATGAGAATATTACAATACACCATACTAATACCAGTGGGCGTACATTTTTACTCATCCAAGAATCAGACATAGAATCTGCTTCCCATCTTGAAGTAATAGCTTCTAATTCTTTACTCTGTTGGTCGTATATTAATTGTTGTAATTTAACTTTATCATCTTGGCTTACACCAGATTTTGTTATTTCTGCTATTGCTTCTTTTGGTGATGTAACACCTCGTAATACATTCCCTAAAGTAGGATTAATAACAGATGCAGCGCCAAATAATAGTTGCCCAACGGTTGTATCTTTAAATTTCTTTTTTGCCATTTAATTTATAGTTTTCCCATATATTCCAGGTAATCTACTTTTACGTTCTTCTGCTGTTAATAGCCCTATTAACTCTGGGTTTTCATGGATAATATCTTCAGTATGAAAACTCATAGGGCGCCTACCCTTAGGACCATATATTTCTGGATATTCATCTATTAATCTTTGTATTCTTGCATTAGCTACATTTTTTGGAGTTATACGATCTTCCTGTTGGTAAATAGTATCATGATCTTGTAATACTAATCCTCTTTCATCTCTATTAGTTCCCAAAACTACAGCATTGGTGTTGTCTTTGATTTTTGCATGTGCTAAAGCTCTTTCTCTAGCATCATCTCCTTCAAATAAAATTCTAGTATCTTTTGTATGTCCCCTTCCTCCTCTTGTTTTTCTCTGACTTATATAAACAGAATAAGGGTCTAGTGTTTCTTCTTCTTCTCGAATTATAGGCTCATCATAGTGCTTAATTTCTTTTCTTTCCTGCATATCTCTTTGGTCTATTACCCATTGTTTACCTTCTGGAGTTTCTAGGAACGCTCTCCATTCATCATCTGGGGCTTTAGGGCCACCTCTCTCCTCTCGCTTCCCAGTAATACTATAATTTGTAGTACCAGTTGTACGCATTACATCAGGAATACCATCTCCATCTAAATCTACCTCCACCGGTTCTCCTCTAACTTCATCGCTCTTTATTTCAGGTTGATAAAGATAATCTTTCTTTTTCTTATACCCGCCTCTAGTATCCTCATCTCCATTTTGATTAAAAGGGGAACTAGTTTTTCTACTAAAAGGATTATTTTGTTTATATGCCATAACTTTTATTTATAATGATTCGTAATCATCTGTTTTATCGTATGCTTCTTTTTCCCATGGTAAATGTGGATTACCTTCATCCATTTTACTTCTAGGATATTTTTTACCTTTCCAATATACAGCTTCATCATCATAATCAAGATCACCTCTTTTCATTTGATCTATATGAACTTTTTCATGATCAATAATACTTTGCTCATCTTTTGGATGTAATTCATCTGATACTAAAATAGTACCATTTTTGTTTCCTTTCCCTAAAGCTCCATCTTCTATTTTGGTAGTGTAGATAGGTGTCCAATCAAGATCGTAAGGAGGATTTATTTTAAATGCCATAATTATTGTTTTGAAGGAAACATTTTATTTAATATTGTTTGTCTTTTATTACATCCGCAAGGGACATCAACTGCTTTTGATATAGTATCAACCGCAGACTTAATGCCCGTTGCTTTTGTAATTTTTGCTATCTTGTCGCCAAGACCTCTAGATTTCATTATAGTCTACTTACGCGACCTGGAAAT